AATGATCAGTCGCTCGATGGTGTGCCGCTAAGCCCTCGCGATGATGCCAAACTGCAGCGTAGCCTCTATGCAGCGATGTCTTGGGTGATGGACCGGCGCAAAGACATCGATTACCACGGCAACTGGACGGTGCCATGGGAGGTCAGGTTAGGCACATTGCGCCTGGCTGCAAGGTGGTTCATCAGGAGTAATAGCCCTACCGGGCTCGTACAGATGGGCGAGCTCGGCGCTGGGCAGATCCCCGCGGTGGACCCTGACATCTACTTACAGCTAGGCATCCTGGGCGGATTGGCATGAGTGCACCCGGCGATATTAGCGGCACCCCGGGCGTTGAGCGGGCGGTATCCGGCATCGAATTCGCGCTGGCCTCAGTGCCGGATTTCCGCATTATCAACTCGGTAGCGTTGCCTGTGGCACCGCCGGCATTGGTGATCGGCCCGCCACGGCTGTCTGTTCGGGGTTACTCGTTTGCTGGTACGGGCCTGACTACGGCACAGTTTAACATTTACATTGTCGTGGTGGTGAATCAGTATGCGATAGACATTCTGCGATCGATCATAGCATCGGTGATGTACGCGCTTGAGCGGTTCACGCCAGGTGTTGTGCTGGGCTCCGTCCCGGGGGTTTATCCTAGCCCGGGCGGTCCATTACCAGCGTATATTGTGACCTTTCAGCAAGAGCTGAGATAGTAGGAGCTGCGCTAATGACGATACCGCTTATCACTCCCATAGTGCATCAGCAACGGCTCAAAGTGGTCACGTTTACGCTGGCCACCACGGACTTTACCACACAAATGTCCAGCTGGACGATGCAGAATAACACCGCACTGGGCACTAAGACATTTACTTACGCGGGGAACATTTCGGAATTCAGAACGGACACCGATAACGACTATTCCCTTGCTCTCAGGTTCTTTTCGGATTGGCGGTCTGGCGGTATATCTGATTTTCTCGTTATCAATAACCGCGCGTACGCTGCATATCAGCTTGACCATCACCCAGATATCGTAGGCGAACACGTGCGCTGGACGGGAACGTGTCAGCTTTGGGCACCCAGTGTTGGTGGCGATGCGCGTATCACTGAGGAAACAACTGTCACATTGCCTGTACTCGGCATACCGTCCTACAATCGGATTGGATGATCTGTCATGACATTGCAATCCACCCTACAGTTCTCATTGGCCGCCGCTATTGTGGGAACACCCGTGGTAGGCGCTGCGCAGGCTGCGCTCAATCTGCCGCTAGGATGGAATCTAGTCAACGGTACCGGCGCGGGTCAGGCTGATACGGCATGGTGGGTGCAAAGCACTTTAGCAGCGAGTGCATCAGAGACCTGGGATTTTGCTGGTACCCTCCGTGATCTGCTTAATAACTTGATCACTCTGGCGCGCATCAAGGCTTTGGTGGTCACCGCTGCCGCGGGCAACACAAACAATGTGATAATCGGCGGCGGCGCAACCACATTGGCTACTCTGTTTGGGGCCACTACACACACCACACCAGTGCGCCCTGGCGGCACGGTTGCATGGTTTGTGGGTGCCAATGATGCGGTGGGTTACACCGTCACATCCGGCACGGGGGATTTGCTGCAGGCCGCCAACTCGGGTGCAGGGTCATCGGTCACGTATACAATCGCGGTGATAGGAGCCAGCGCATGATCACGTTTATTATCAAACCGGATGATGGCGAACCATTCCGGGTCAAAGCAGACAGCCGAGATGTCCGGCTATGGGAGCGCATCAACCCGCGCAATACACTGCGCCGCATCGCGGAACAGCCTAACGTGGATGATTACTACTCACTGTCGCACTTGGCGATCAAACGTCAGCGGTTGCGCGAGATAGTACCTTATGACGATTACGTGGAGACGCATGCGGTAGAGGCCTTGATGGACACCTCTGAGGTACTAGATTATGACGAATTGCTCACCGTGATTGACAAAACTATGGCCACGCCGGATGCCTCACCCACGCGGGTGGCGGATGCTGTTGTCGAACTACTCGACAGTTTGCGGCTGAGGTCACTAGAGCCGGTCCCTACACTGCCGGGTCGCTGACGCGCACCATTATTGTTCTGGCACTGGCCAGCGGCATTGACCCGGAAGTGTGGTGGAAGCAGGATTTGCGCAGTATTGCTACTGCGATGGAATTACTAGAGCAACGCAACAAACGTGACGGGGGGCAGGCCCCTAGCGACCCGCGTTTGTACGGTGCAACTTTTGATGAGCAAGGCCGGCAGATGTCAGGCTAGGTGGTGTACACGTGTCCAATCCGATGAACTTTACCGAGGCTGACCGGACTGGTGACGCGTGGGAGGGTGACGCCGGGCTCACCGGGCAGGCAGCCGAGAATTTCAATGCCCCTGCCAGCCTGCCCGGGTTTGGTGTGGATGCGGGGGTACCCGGCGCGATAGTGCGGCCCGGTGAGGAACCTGTACCCGGGGCAATGCTCAATGACGCAGCGCAGATAGCAGGTGCTTCCACTGCTGACAGCATCACCGCTGATATGCCCACTACACAGGTTAGTCAATTCGAGCAGGCCTCTAACCAATTTGCCAGTAATATGCAGAGCTCTGTCGAGAACTTGTCAGGCCTGACCGCCAGCCCGGGTGTAGGTATTCCTGGGATGCCTGGCGGCAGCGCACCTGACCAAACCGCTGCACCCAACCCGGCAACCTATGCCACGCCCGGGATGTCAGGAGTCGTGAATCCGCCCGGTGCCGGCGGCCAACTACCCGGTGCCGGCCCGATGGCTGCCCCCGGTGCACCCGGGGCACCTGGCGGTCCGGGCCAACCTCCCCCTGCCGGCGGTGGTGGTGGCGGGGCTGCCGGCTATCTCAGCGCAAACGTCCCTGGGGCAACGGACAGCCTCACCTCTGCCGTGGCTGCAGCCGCGTCGAGCTCAGGCCCGCACGCCGCTCTCGTGGCCGGCACCGCGGTGCTCAGCGGCATCGCCATCATGGTTGGCGGCATGTCCTCAGTCGGGCACAAAAGCGCGCCCGCATCAATCATGGCGTTTGGATCCGAGGGGGGCAGCGCTCCGCAGTTCGCCAGCGACACCCACGGATGGTTCACCTCTGCAGTGGCAGCCTGGGCGGCAGCCAATCCACCACCACTACCGCCACCGCCACCAATAGCCGGTGATGGGCCACCTGTGCCAGGCGGCGGGGGTGCGGTCGGTTCCCCTGGTGATGGTACTGCGGGTAGTTCGCCGGCACCGCCACCTACAGCTGGCGGCCCGATGCCCATGCCAGGAATGACACCGGCCGACATGATTCCCGGCAGCGGTGGCGGCGCTAATGTCCCGGGTCAGTTTTCACCAGCTGGCCCGATGGCACCCGGGCCAATGACGGGGCAGGACGCTGCTACCCCCGCGGGCACCAATCAGTCTGTAGGCGGTGCAGTGATGGGCAAGGTCGATAATGCTATCGGCTCATTTGACCATCCCGGTACTGGTTTCAACAGCGAGGCATGGACTGGCCAATCAGTACCCAATGAGGGTGTCTGGGATAACATGGGTCCAGGTATCCAATCTCACGGCGCAGTACTCGCGGGGCAAGCCAAAGACATGGCCCAAGGTGGGCAGGGGATACTGAACCGTGCTTATCAAGGCGATGATTTCGCCGGATACCGTAATGATGATAACGGGATTGTCTACAGTAACCCTGATGACGCGGCCTTTGTTGCGCAGACTATGCAATCGCTTGGTGCCCAGCCTGCAGGATTCAGTGTAGATAATGAGGCTACGGGTATTGGTGATCCGGTCAAACCGGGGGCACCAAATCCAAATGCACAAGATATGTGGTCTAGTCCCTTGGGCGGTATGGGTAGTGTTCGTACGCAGTTCGACAACCCGCCAGAATTACCCGATGACGGCAGCGATGACGGCGCTTAGTACATGCCATACTCATCAGTAACGTTGTGATGGGAGTGCTGTGGCCTCGCCGTCCCGTTCCATTATTATCAATTTCAAGGGCTCTATTGGCGGGTTGGTCGGATCTACCCGCAAGGCGGTAACCGAGATATCCCGCGTAGGCAACGCTGGTGTCAAAATCGGTAAAGATCTGTCACAAGCATTACTGCATGGCAACGTGAAACCGATCATCGGCGATGTGGTCGGCGGATTGGCCTCGATGGCCCGCATGGTGTTTATCATGCCAGGTCTGTTGATGGCTCTCATCAACCCGATGAATATCGTCAGCATGGCGACCGTGAATTTCTCGAATGCCATCAGTGCGTCCAGTCCACAAGCATTTGTTGCCGCTACCCGAAATATGGCGCCGGCAATGCGTGATGCGGTGATGGCCACCAGACTATTGTCGCCAGAGATCAAAAACTTGTACGGTATTATCCAGCAAGGATTCTGGGCTGGTGCCGCGGCCGATATTAACAACTTGGCTAAGGTCTATTTTCCGGTGCTGGGCGCGGGTATGGGCGGTATCAGCACGGTACTGGGCACATTACGTCATGATCTCGTGGCATTCCTCACAGAGCCTCAGGTGGTCAGCACCATTAGTTCGTGGTTTACCGCGTTTGCCAAGTGGGGCAGCTCCATGGAGCCGGTAGTCAAGGCTCTCATGCCCGACATGATTACGCTGATGTCCGACTTCGCTGCAATTATGACTAACTTTGTACTGCCGCTGGTCACTCGATTGATTGGTTTGTTCACCACAGTGATGGGATTCATCACTCCGATCCTCACCGGCATCAGCTCAATAACCGGTATTGCTGGCGGCATCACCGGGGGAGGATCCGGCAGCGCGGGCGGCAGTGCAACCAAGAGCGGAGGCATCGGCGGGTTTCTCAGCGGTCTGGTATCAGGCGTGGGCTCATTTTTCTCTGGTCTGTTCGGCCGGGCAGCGGGTGGCCCGGTACTTGCGGGACAATCCTATCTCGTGGGTGAGCGCGGGCCAGAGGTGCTGACCATGGGCGGTAGCGGCGGATTTATCAGCCCGAATATCCATACGGGCCATACCAGCGTCACGGTCAAGATTGGTGACAGTGAGCTGCGTGATATCGTGTCGCATGAAATTGACCGATATGCAGCGGGTGTGGCCATGACAGCGCGCATGGGCGGGGGGTCATTTGCGTGACTGATATCAATTTTTATGCCGCTGTTGCCAAGCCGGGTGACATCTTGATTGTAGCGGTGCCGAATGCACGTTTGCGTAAAGATGCTGAGGAAGTAGCAAGCGAATTAGAGAAACTACTGCCTGGCATCCGGGTTATTGCTGTTTGTGCCCAGTCGATAGCGGTTTACCGGCCGGGTGATGATGTATGACTATCAGTGTCACCGCCACCTACGATGACTCGCGGGGCCGAGTGCTCATCGCTGCCACCAACTTACCGGCCATTGCCACCACGGCAGCATTCGAGTGGTCTAACGACAATGTGCACTGGCGGCCAGTCCGGGGTAGCTCTGCGGTTGCGGTGGCGAGCAATGCGGCCAGCTGTTTTGACTACGAGTACAGCCCGGGGATCCTGAACTACTACCGGTGCGCCGCGGTGAGCTCGGCCGTGCCCAGCTTTGTTGCTGCCGGCACCGCGGCGACCGCCAACAACGCCAGCGTGACCCCGGGCCTGCCGGCGGGCTGGCAAGAGGGTGACCTGTTGCTCATCCTGGCCAGCATCCGCAACAGCGGCACCGGCAGCGTGGTAGCACCTACGGGCTACACACCACTGCTGGCGGTCGATAACTGGGCACTGTTCGGCAAGCGCGCGGCGGCGGCTGAGTCGGCTCCTACGGTCACCATTACGGGCGGTGCAGCCGGTGCAGACGTGCTTTCCCAGATGGCAGCCTGGCGCAACACAGAGCTCATCCCCGCCACCACGGCCTACCAGCTCAATCCGGGTGGAGCCAATATCACTTACCCGGGTGTGGCGGCATTCCAGCCCAGCTGGGATGTGATTCTGTATCTCGGCTGGCGCCAGTCCAGCTGGACAGTACCCAACGTCGCCACTCTCAGCGGAGCTACCGAGATTAGCGAGGTCGCCAGCACAGCCGGCAGCGGTGCCGGGCAGGTCTGGGATTACCAAGTGCAAACCGCGCCGGCACCCGTCATCGGCGGGGCATTCACCGTGACCGGCGGCAGCGCAGCCATCAGCTACGGCGCGGTAGTCGCACTGGCCAATGCGACTTACGTCCTGCGCACCACGGCCACCGTGACCCCCGTGCAATCACAGGTCTGGCTCAAAGTGGTCACCGCGCCTTATCTCAACCGCACAGTGACATTAATTGACTGGGATGATCTGTCCCGCAGTAGTCGGGCCATCTCCTATAGTGTAATCGGCAAACGTGACGCGAGCGCGGTTACGGACATGGCGTCACCGCGCACCGTCAATATCAATCTGTGGACAACGGGAGACATCGAGACAGCCGCATTGGATCTGTTGCTCTCATTAGGCAACATCATGCTGCTTTCAGTCCCCCCGAACTGCGCTCTCAAGAGCATGTATGTATCACTGGGCAACTACAAATACACCCGGCCCGCGCACCTGAGCCACAACAACAACTACACAATACCGCTCACTGAGGTCACCATGCCGGATGTCTCATTGGGTGGCAATAGCGTGACATGGGCAACTCTGATCACCAATTACGCCACGTGGCAAGACGTGATCAATGCTAATGCCACCTGGGCGGCAGTGCTCGCGCTGACCGGTACGCCGGCAGATGCTCTGGTAGGCCACTAGTGCGCAGCGTGTCCAGCCGTTTCCTGGCCGCGGTGAAAGGACCGCACAAGGTAGCTGCTCGCGCTGTGCTCGTGGATGCATCCCCGCAGTTCGGGCTGAACCCAACGGGTACCGAGATCCCGATTATCAGCGGCTCGATCACCACACAGTCTTTGTCCGATGTGAAATCCACACTCTCGCTCACGGTGCCCGGCGACTACTACACCGCGCTGAAACCCTACGGCACTGAACTGTTCATTTCCCGTGGCGTGGAATTCGCCAACGGCGACCGCGAATTAGTCGGCCTGGGTTACTACCGCATTGAACAGATCACTCAAAATGAGGCACCCTATGGACCGGTGAGCATCCAAGGGCTTGACCGCATAGCGCAACTGCAACAAAACAAATTGGCATTTCCCTTACCGCTTAATAATGCGGACAGCCACCGTAGCGTGTTCCACCGGCTGTTTAATGGCATCCCGATCCCGCAGCAAGCCACCTACCCCGGGCTCTCGCCGGCCGGATTCGCAGCGTATCCCAACGCGCGAATACCCATCAGCTGGACTAGTTACAACCCGGATAGCATCACCATCATTGGCGATCAGATTGTCGAGGATGACGCCTACGGCTACCTACGAGACCTGATTAAGATATACAACGCCAGCATGATGCGATTTACCTACACGGGCGAACTGCTGGTGTACTCGATTGCCATTGATGCCAGCTACCCCGTGTACACGCTGACCGGTGGAGCCGGCGGCCAAATCATCAAAGCCAACCGGGTAACGAAACGCACGGACGTGTCAAATTCGGTTACCGCATACGGGAGTGACCCGACCAGCATTACCGACTTTATCATCACCCAGAATGATGACCCGGCCTCAGCCCTGGCTTTCAACAAAACCACCTACCCGGCATTCGGACCAGCACCCACGTACTATTCCTCACCGTTGCTGCAGACCAACGCCGATGTAGAGCTCGCAGGCGAGACACTGCTACGTCGATTTCGGATGCTGCCGGAAACCAACACGCTCACGGTAATCCCCAACGCGGCCCTAGAGACCAATGATCCCATTGACGTGATCTACCGTCCGGGTATGGATCCAGTCCGCTGCATCATTGACTCAATCGTGATGCCCCTGACCTCATCAACAGGTGGCACCATTACCACACGGATTCCGACCGCTACCGAGGGGTACGGGCTGGGTCTGGGATTCCTGGGGCCATAATGACTTCCCCCAACGCATTTGGTCTGTCGCGGTTATTCATCGCGCCGTACAATATCCCGCAAGTTCCTACGCTGACCCAAGATTGGGCTGGCGGGATAATGACGCAGTGGGATTCGATATCTCACACCAATACGGTTGTGGTAGGCCCGGTAACCTATCGCAATCTCCCCTCAGTCAGCCCACTGGGATTAACTGAGGGTACTGTTCTGCTGGCAAAGGTCCCGGGCGGTTACATTATTCTTGGGATGCTCGCTGTTGCGGGAGCCGTAGCGTTTCTCGATCCGATACGCCATCGCCGGGTGGCAACTGATATACCGTTGACCTCCATCACGCTGGCCGATGCAGGCAACCTGAATTTTCTGGTGAAAGATAATACTGAGTATGCCGTTGACGGTGCGCTCTACTACAATTCCACCACGGCGCAAGACATCAAATTTGCGTGGAATGGGCCACCGAATATGGCGTGTAAATGGTCAATGTTCGGTCTGTCGAATGCATCGCTTAACGAAATCCTCACCGATACGATGACTGCCTACGGAGACACCACCACACAGACCATTCAGGGCCTGGGCGCGCTGGCTACTTGCCGTCCCTCTGGGTGGTTTAAGACTACGGACACCCCCGGGCTGTTGCAGCTGCGCACCGCGCTGGCCTCTGCGGGCACAGCGGGCACCCTCAATCAAGGCTCGTGGCTGCGCATCAGCGAGCTGGTTGCCGGCGCGGGGGTCGCAGACACCTACACCAAGATCTACACTGCCACGGGCTCGCGCAGCTATGATCACAATGGCGCGTTTATCGGCAGTCCCGATGGTGACAACAATATGTACTTTGGGTCTTTTAGTGGCCGGTCATTCGGCAGTGAGCGGCATATGTGGACTTTCAACGCCGCACAGATGCGCACCGATCTCACGGGCGCCACTATTCTGTCTGCACAGATGTTTCTGTACTGCTTCCGTTGCGATAGTTCGGCGGGTGACTATAACTGGTTTTGGAGCCCAACCTCCACTATCCAGACCACATTCCCCACCAACGGCGTGGGTGGTGCGGATGTGCAGGATGTATGGGGCACGATACCGGGCTGGGGAAGCATTGATATTGCTAGTCAGATGACTTACATAGTCAACAGCAATGCCAATAGCGTTCTAGGTGGTCCGGCTGGGTTTAGTGATGCATCAACCGCGTTCCGAGGATTTGGCACCGCCAGTTACCAGCCGTACATACAGCTCACCTATGCCAAGTAATCGGAGGTTATGGGCCAGTGGGTAATACCTCCAAATTTGGGCTGCCATTCCCCGCGGTGGGTGACATACCCAGTGGCCCCGCTGCGGTGCAGAGCCTGGCGCAGTCAATCGATGCATTGGGTGTCATCGGCGGCAAGCGCCGGGTGGCCCCGGGCTCTGCCACATCCACCATCGAGGCCACGGTCATTGACACCCAGACACTCGCGCTGGTGGGCACCAGTGTGTTTAAGCTCGAATACTTCCTGGCCTTCACCGCCAGCGTGGCTGGTAATGACGCGACCATGCGAATACGCACAACCAGCGTGGCCGGCACCATTATCGGGGAGACCGTAGCTCTAGGTGTCTATGTCACACCGAACATCAGTTACGGATACTTGCAGGTGATCTATAAGACAACCGCGCCAGAGCTGCAGTATTTCGCCGGCACCATTGTGCACCTGGGTGCGGGCACCGGCACGATCACACCCGTCATGCCAACCAGCCTCATTGTGACAAACATGGGTCCGAGCACCATCATCGGGGACTTCTGATGCCCCCTATCCCACTATGATTCTAGGAGGTTGGTGGATGACATCTCTAATCGTCGGGCCGGTAGTTATCTGTCTCGCCGCGACTACCGCCGTATTATCAATCAAAATACCACTGAGGCAGGAGACAACTGGTCTCGCCTATTCCAGCATTACGCACACCAAGATACTGCGCAGGTTCCGGTAATGCCGTGGATGAGCCGTAAATCACCGGAGGTGGTGGTTGGGGGCGGTTGGACTGTCACCACGTTGTTGGAGTACATCAATGCTCGTATCTCCGACATGGAGCTCCGTAACCAACAGCGGTTTGAGGCCCAAATCGATGCGAGTAACGCCCGTAGTGCTGATATGGAGCTGCGCCAGCAACAACGGTTTGAGGCCCAAACTAAAGCAGTGGATGCCGCAATTATCGCCCAACGCGCAGCTGTTGATGCCGCGTTGATCGCAGCAAACCAAGCAAACGCAAAAGCTGAGAATGCCAGCGAACTTAGATTCATAGGAATTGCTACCACGCAACGTACACTCACCGAACAGATGGCACCCCTTATTACTCGTGTCGAAGCTGAATCAATGTACAACCGTAATACCGAACGTATCCAAGAATTAACAACTAGGATGCAAGCGTTTGTCCCCCGGGATGTGGTGATGGCCGAATATGACCGGGTTAGTACACAGGTACAGGACATCGCAGATCGGCTTACCCGCAGCGAGGGCAAAGGATCAGGGTATTCTGCCAGTTGGGGGATTATCGTTGCAGTTGTTGGTGTTCTCATCGCTGTTGTGTCACTTTATATCGCTTTTAAGTGATGAGTGCTCTCGTGCCAGGGGGTGATGTTTGATATGACCGCGCCGCATGCCGCTGCCGGGGTGATCCGTCAGGGTGAGGACTGCTGGATAGAGGCCCTGAACATCCGCGATGTACGCGGGGGCAACCTCATCGATGTCACCGGCTGGAAAGTACACGCGGTCGCCCGGGCTTGGTACGCACGTATTCCGCTCGGCCGGCGCGTCTGGCAGTACCGCATGCAAAACCCTGTGATG